CTGGACTTTTGGCCAAGGCAAAAGCAATTACATTTCCAAAGCCCCGGCGATCATCCAAAGCATAAACACCAGGCTCATGGAATTCCTGGGGGATTGCTATTTCAACCAAGCGGCTGGCATCGACTGGTTTAGCCACCTTGGCAGCAAAGACAAAGCCGCCTTGAACCTTTCCGTTTCTGCCATTATCGTGAACACTGAAAACGTCACCGGCATTTTGCAACTTACCGTTACGCTGAACGCAGCGCGGCTTCTATCGATCAGTTACAGCGCGGAAACGGTCTACTCCACCACGGTGGCTTCTGAATTCATCTATGACTTAAACGGGATTGGGTAACACGCAATGCCAAACGCAATCGGCACCACTGGACTTACGATAGCCACCCAAGCGGAATTGGTCGCCGATTTCACCACGGCGTTTCAGGAAATTTACGGAGCGGATATCGATTTGTCGTCCAACTCTCCGGACGGACAAATGATGAACATTTTTATTCAAGCGATCTTGGACGCCTTGGAACTGGTGTTGCAGGTTTACAATATGTTCGATCCGGACAACGCCATAGGCGTGGTCCTAGACCAGCGCGCAGCGATCAACGGAGTTGTGCGCCAGGTTGGAACCTACACAACTACCCCGATCACCGTTGTTGTCTCCCAGTCGGTCAACCTGTACGGGCTTGACCAGACCGCGCAAGACATATTCACCATATCGGACGCTGCCGGAAACCAGTGGCAGCTTGTGACGACGGTTCTGGGTGTGACTATCGGCACCCATAGCTACAGCTTCCGGTCAGCCACCCCGGGCGCCAATACCACCGTCCCCAACACCATTAACGTTCCGGTAACGATCATCTTGGGTGTTACGTCGGTCAACAACCCGACGACATACACCACGCTGGGCGTGAACGAAGAATCTGACGCAGCGTTCAAGGTACGCCGCCTTCAGTCGGTTGGCCTTGCATCGGTCGGCTTCCTTGCCGGGCTCCGCGCCGCGCTCCGCGCAATACCTGGTGTCACGTCGGCTTTCGTCTACCAGAACATTACTGCGACGACAAACGCGGACGGGGTGCCAAGTCATTCCATTTGGGTGATTGTCGCCGGCTCCGGGGCTTCCGCGGATATCGCAAATGCGGTCTACACCAAGCGGAATGCCGGGTGTGGCATGTACGGTTCAACTTCTGCCATCGTCACCCAAGCGGACGGCACGCCGTTTACCGTCTATTGGGACGTGGTAGTCACGCGAAACGTGTTCATCTCCTTCACCGCTACTTCACTGGACGGGGTGACGGCGCCGCTTATCGCCACTATCCGCGCCGGGCTGGTTACAAGCCTGGTGCCGGCGGTGAATCAGGAAGTGAACATCAACCAACTGGGGACGCTGGTACAGGCGCTAGATCCAAACTGCCTAGTGACGGCTTCCGGCTTCTCACTGGCGCAAACACAAATCGCCACGCTCTCCGGGGTGGCTGCCAGCGGCGCCTTCGTCATCGGCTACAACGGGAACAACACCGCTTCAATTGCCTGGAACGATTCCGTAACCACCATTCAATCGAAGCTGCAAGCGGTGACGGGGCTTTCGGCTGCAACGGTGACGGGCTCCATTGCCAGCCAAACCCTGACGTTTGTGGTCCCGGCGGGCGTGCTGGCGCTTCTGATCGTCCCAACCAACACCATGGCGACGGCCGGCGCCGCTGTTATCACCTTTGCCTGGAACGAAGGCTACACCAACACCCTTAGCACCGCTTCGAAGCAGAATCAGTTGGTGGTTACTTCGGCCAACATCATCATCCTCCCCATGATTCTTTCGCCCGTCACCAGCACCATAGCCAGCCCGCTGACGCAGACCATGACAGGACTGGGCGGCTACGGCACGTTGGTCTATTCGCTCTCTATCAACAACTCCGGTGGGTCGATCAACGCCAGTAGCGGGCTTTACACGTCGGGCGTCACGCGCAATGTCACGGATACCATTTTTGTTACGGATGCCATGGGGAACACCGCAACTGCAACCGTGCAGGTGATCTAATGCAAGGGATTTCGATTCGTCCAACTATCGGGGTGGGTGACTCCATCCAATTCAGTTCCGTGCCGGAAAACTATTTCCGCGCCACTGGCAAACGGATAGTGGACGTTTCTAAGCCCTGGTTTTTCGATCACAACCCGTATGTAACCCGGCTCGAAAGCCTCAAGCCGACGAACACAATTGAAATGTGGAACTACGTTGGCCCGCCGTATCCGTGGCCGAAGCCGCGTGAACTTGGTGTCTACACCAGCAACGCGGAAATTCATGCCGGGGTGTTGGGAGTGCCGGTGTCCCTGATCCGCCCGCGCCTCTATCAGTTCGAAGACTTCCCGTTTGAAAAGCGCGAAAATATCTTGCTCCATATCGACGGCAAAAGCCATGGGTGTATGCCGGACCACGTAGTCCAGCACGTATTGCAGAAGTATGGGAAGACCGGGCGGCTTTTCCAGATCGGCAAACCGTCCATTGATCTTGGACTTCCGAAGATCGAAACGCCTACGCTTTGGGACTTGGCGCGGGTGATCTCCGAAGCCCGTATGCTGATCGGTATGGATTCCGGCCCGTCATGGGTTGCCGCCTGCTATCCGGACGTAATCGTAAAGAAGCTACGCACGAAGCCCAGCCTTGACGTTCTGAAAGACTGGGTGCCGCTTGAGCGCCGCAACATTCATTCATTCTGGGATGACCGCTGCCACCAGATTTTCAACGTGTCAGAACATGACGTTGGTTTCACGTCCAGCTACAGGAACATATGAGCACACAAGATCTAGTGAACTACTATGCGGATTTGCTCATTAAACAATACGTTGGGCAGCCGAAAGCGTATGCCCATATTCAAACGCTGGCGACTGGCGCAGTAATTCCCCAGGTATCGGTGCAAACCATCGCCTTCGACCTGGCGCCAACGTCGGGCGCTATGGTGCTTGATTACGCTGGCGACGTTACTTCATCGATAGCGTGGAACGACAACGCGGCCACAATCCAAGCGGCACTACGTTTGGTGCCCGGTCTGGGATCTGTGACGGTGGCCGGCTCATTCGCCAGCCTACTTCTGACAGTCACCATGACGGGTGTTCCGCCTGTTGCCACGCTTCTTCGCGTCAGTACAAATACGCTTCTGCACACCGCCACCGCGGTGGCGATCACCGTAACAGAAATTGACGTGACGTTGCCGCTGGCGCTGCAAGACGCCTTCAACCTGACTGGCACCACGGCGGTTGGCGATCAGCTAGACATACTTGCCAAGTATGCTGGTGTCACCCGGAGCGGCGCCGGATTCACCACGGCGGTGTTGACGCTGGCGGACGCTGATTTCCTTACGCTGATACTTACCGGCATCGCGAAGAATTCGCTGGGCAGTTCGCTTTCCGATATCATCACTTTTGTGATGGCATTTGATGCCACCATTCTGACGTTCGATCATGGCGATATGCGAATGTCCTATCTGATCGATAGTGATAGCGGTTCCCAAGATCTGATACAACTTTTCGTAACAGAAGGGCTTCTGCCACAACCCATGGGCGTGGCCATTGCAATCATTTACGCGCCGGTCATCACCAAGTTTTTCGGCTTCCGTACCTACGCGGCAGCGGCGCCGTCTACTACGGAGCCCTTGAACACCTATTCCGCTTACGTTACCACTTGGCCTTTTTTGACCTACGCAACCGGGGTTAGCGCCGCCGCTGCATAACAGGAGATTCATTCGTGTCTAAGATCACCCGCGCCGTTCAGAAGATTTTTGGATCGTCAGCCGGTGTGAACCAAATTGCAAAGTTTGGTTCCCTTGCGGCCAGCGCCAGCGCCTACACCACTGATCCGGCGACTATCCAAAGCTTGTCCCAATACCTAACGGGGTGGTTCGGCGCGGTGATCGGCGGGAACAGCCCGGCAATCGAAGACTGGAACGCACTCTGCTATCTGTACGCCTACCAGATTGCTTACGGCTTCCAGGCTGGTATCCCGGAATGGGAAACCAACACCATTTACTATATCGGAAGCTTCGTCAGTGATTCGCTGGGCGGGATTTACTATTCGCTCACGGATGCGAACACTGGCAACGCAATCACCAGCGTGGCGAACTGGCGCCGGTTCAACTTGGTGTCATCGGTCGCAATCGATCCGGCCACCCAAACGCCTTACGTTCTGGGCGCCACGGACAACACGAAAACGTTCAAGGTCAACTCAGCCGCGGGCGTCCAGCAGTTCACGCTCCCGGCGGCTGCCAGTTCCACCAACTATATTTTTACCGTGAAGGATACCGGGGGTTATTCGTCGGTCAACAACATCACCATAGTTCGGGCAGCAAGCGAAACGATTGAAGGCTTTGCCGGCACGTACACTTGCCGCTGCGACTATGGCGACTGGACTTTCATTTGCGACGGCACTAACTGGCTTCTCAAATAACCAATTCCTTCAGGGGTAAATGATATGGGAAAGAATCAGGTACGCGAAGAATTCATGAGCGACGGCACTTGGACGTGCCCGGCTGGTGTCACGCAAGTCCGCGCCAAGGTGTACGCCGATCAGCGGATAGGCAACCAAGCCACTGGCACTTCATGCGCGCTGCAACTCACCCAAGGCGGTGACGCCTACGGCATGGGGCTTACCAGCTTCGGCGAATCTGGCGTGAACGACGGGTTGCCGCATTCGTCGCCGGTCATCGTCTTCGGCGGGCTCAAGTGGCGTTCGCTCATGCTATGCGACACCAGCACAATCGGGCTCTCTACCAGCGGCGATTTGTACGGT